CCTAATAAAAGCAATGCTGACAAAGAAAGAAGAATACAATGAATCTAGAAAATAAAAAAAGAATAACTAAGGATATAGTTGTTTATGAAAACTTTATTGATGCAGAGACTGCTTCTAAACTTGTAAAAGTTTTAGATAAGCATGCAGAACTTGGGCTGATTACCTGGATGCCTATATCTTTCTATGAGTCTTATTCCTCAGTATTGCCACAAGACAATGATGAGCATGTAGAAAACGAAGGATTGCCAAGCGACATATTTTCACAAATGAAGCAAGGAATTATTGAGGCAGTTGCAAGTGTTCACGATCTTGATCCAAAGATAATTTCTCAAATTGGATACCATACGCAAAAGTGGGAGCCAGGAGCATATGCAAGAAAGCATTCTGATAACACTGATGAGCATGGAAAATCTGGTGCCTTTACAAGAAGCAGATATGCAGCATTCTTATATTTGAATGATGACTTTGAAGGTGGAATGTTGCAGTTCCCAGACCAAGACATAAATCTTCAACCTAAAGTTGGAATGCTTGCTGCATTTGACGGGGGATTTAACAATATGCACGAAGTAACCCTTATCACTAGTGGAGTTAGATACACCATTGGTTCATTCTGGGATGATCGTGAAGAGGACGCTTACCCTCAAGAAGTAAGAGATGCTTGGGCTGAAGAGATGAAGGCCACCAGAGCACAACAAGAAATTGAAAGAGCAGAATGGCAAGAGTTGCTAAAGCAAGGTTGGAAACTTGATGCTGACGGAAATAAGTATAAGGCGGAGGACTTGTAAGTGGAAGTTTTTTTAAAAAAGCAGTTTGATGATGCTGGATACAATACTGAGGTTTTTCATGACCAAATTTTGTTTGTAAAAGATTTTTTGCAACCAGAAGAGTTGGACACTATTTTAGAAATAATTGAAACAACTCCAAATGAAGATTGGGCTATAGAGTATACAAAAAATCTTGCTAGATTCTGTATGGAAAAGTTTGGCAGAGATGATGTGGATAACCTTGTTGCAGAAGGAAAATTTGAGATTACTCGTGGCTGGGAAGATAAAAATTTAAACATTACAGAAGAAGAAATTAGTCGTATTTTGCAAAAAAGACTTGGAGACCTTCTTAGGATTTCAGATCCTAGCCTAGAACTTGCGGGATTTGGAACATTACAAAGAATGCAGCCAGGGGTAGAACTAAAAGCACATACAGATCAGGTTACCGACCCATCAATTAAATATGCTGCTATACTGTACATAAACGATGACTACAAGGATGGGACTTTGTTCTTCAATAATAAAGAAAATTCAGACTTGAGGCCAAAACCAGGAACATTGCTTATTTTTCCAGGAAACGAAGAATATGAGCATGGAGTAAGGTTTGTAGGAGAAGGTCCTATAAGGTACGTCACAGTAGGGTTTATAAAAATTTCAGGTTTTTATAAAGAAAAAAAATACTAAGGAGATCAACTATGAATAAAGAAATACTTGAAGAAAAGGTTTACTATTACACAGATGTAATTGAAGATCCAAAGAAACTTGTTGACGCTATTGAAAATGACAACAACGACCCTTGGGGCGAATGGATGGCTTGTAGCGGACAGCACTATGTCTATGGAACAGATAAGACCATTGCTTTAACGGCAGAGACAGACGAAAAAAACAAATACATCTATGATACATTGCAAAAAGCATTTGACGATGTAGCAAGAGACTATGCTAAAGCACAAGGTATTACAGATGAGCCAAAGTTATTTCCACAGTATCCAATTAAGAAATATCAAGCAGGCACCTACATGGGCGCTCACTTTGATCAGCAAGAAGGAGACGAAAGACTAAAAGTTTCTTTTGTCATGTATCTAAACGATGATTACGAAGGCGGAGAGATATCCTTTACTATTGCTTCACCAGATGGTGTTTTGCAAAATGCAAGCCCAGAATCAGACTTTGCTGAAGCAGAAAAAAATGGAAATTATACATTTGCTGTTAAGCCAAAGGCTGGAAGCATTATCGTGTTTCCTCCATCACCACCATATCACCACACTGCACATCTAGTAAAAAGCGGTGAAAAGATCATGGTACCACAACACTGGATTCACTAATATGTCAACTGGCTATCAAAACTTTAGCGAACAAGAACAGTTCGTTTTAGATCTTCTTGATAACAAAAAAGAAGGATATTATGTAGAACTAGGTGCTGCCCATTCAAAGAATGGAAGTAACACCTACAGACTTGAAAATGAGTTTGACTGGAATGGCGTTTCTTTTGAGATAGTTCCAGAACTACACAAAGAAGTTTCTGAAAACAGAAAAAATCCATGCATCCTTGGCGATGCCACAAAGTTTGACTATATCAAATACTTTGAAGAAAACAACTTTCCAAACCAGATAGATTATCTTCAAGTAGACATAGATGCTGGATATCAAATGAATGGCAGACCTGCAGGAAATCATTATACAACTTTGCACGGACTAATTGCTGTACCATTAAACAAGTACAGATTTACAGTTATAACTTTTGAACATGATTCGAACATGTACTGGAGAAATACAGCAATGCGTGATGCACAAAGAGAGATTCTTGATTCGCTAGGATATTCTTTAGTTGTTAGACAAATACACGAAGACTGGTGGGTAGATCCAACAGCAATCGGTTTAGAGAAATATAGAGAGTATTTTAAATGGGACACTCTATAAACAATAAGACAGCAATTGTTACAGGAGCCAGCAAAGGTGTTGGATATGCAACTGTAAAACTTTTATCTGAAAATGGATATAAAGTTATTGCTGTTTCAAGAGATCTGTCTAAAGTTTCAGATTTAGTTGGGGATAATGTAGAAGTTTATCAAATGGACATTACAAATGATAACGAACTAAAAAGGTTTTATGATCAATACAAAGATATAACCTTAGATCTTTTGGTCAATAACGCAGGAGGAGGCTCTGGCCCAACTAGCATTATAAATGAGACTATGGATAATTTTAGAAGAGCATATGATATAAATGTTTCTGGTCCAATGTATCTATCTCAACTCTTTGTTCCATGTATGAAAAAGTCAGACTCTGCTACTATAATATTTATTAGTTCTCTTGGTGGAAAGTATCCATACAGGTCTGGCGGTAATTACACAAACGCTAAAAGAGGGATGATGGCACTTGTTGATACGATGAGGCTAGAGTTTCCAGAGTATGGAATTAAAGTTACTGAAATTTGTCCAGGAACAATTGATACGCAAAAAGAAAAAAGAGACATTGCTATAACTGCCGAAGATATGGCTGAGTCTATAAGATGGGTAGCAAGTCTGCCTAAACATGTTAACATAAACCATATAGAGATAAATCATATACTTAGCGGTAAATAATTTTTAACTCTCAACCTGTTATTTAGGGGAGAGTTTTGCTTTTTATAAAACTCTGCTATACTTAAGTCTTAATCCGTTTTTGAAAGGACGATACACATGTCAGATTTTTTTAGTTTTAAACTTCCAGAGGACTTCGTAGAAAAGTACAAGAGCCAAGAAAGCCCATTTGGGTTTAAGGATGCAGCAGAAAACTCACTTGGAGAAATTACTTTTATTCGTACTTACTCTCGTATGAAGGAAGATGGAACTAAAGAGAGATGGCATGAAGTTTGTCGTCGAGTAATCGAGGGTATGTATTCAGTTCAAAAGAACCATGCTAAAGAAAACCGCCTGCCATGGAACGACTACAAGGCTCAGAAGTCTGCACAAGAAGCATTCCAAAGAATGTTTGAATTGAAGTGGACACCGCCAGGACGAGGCATGTGGGCATTTGGAACTCCTATGACTATGGAGAAGAAGAATTCTGCAGCACTACAAAACTGTGCAATGGTTTCTACCAAGGACCTTGACAAGAATGATCCAGGAGCCTTGTTTGCTTGGGTTATGGATGCTCTTATGCTTGGTATTGGTGTAGGGTTTGACACAGTGGGACAGGATAAGAATTTTTCAATCTATACCCCAACAGAACCAGAACAAGTGTTCGAAATTCCAGACACTCGTGAAGGATGGGTAGAGTCAGTTAGACTTCTAGTCAACTCATACCTTAGAGCAAACCAGAGTATTCAGAAGTTTAATTATGATTTGATCAGACCTCTTGGAGCCCCTATCAAGGGCTTTGGAGGCGTTGCATCAGGACCTGCACCTCTTATCAAGTTGCACGACCAAATAGACCGTGTAATCGGCTCCAGAGGCGGGGAAACACTAGATTCTCGTGCTATTGTAGACCTTGTAAACCTCATTGGTACTTGCGTAGTATCAGGCAATGTTCGTAGATCAGCAACACTTGCTTTGGGAAATGCAGGGGATGAAACATTTATGAATCTAAAGAATTCAGAACTATTTCCAGAGCGTAACTCATTTGATCCAGAGAATCCAGGTTGGGCTTGGATGTCTAACAATTCTATTTCAGCAGAGGTCGGAACAAAGTATGAAGACTATGTAGATTTAATTACTGAAAACGGAGAACCAGGGTTTATCTGGCTTGATGTTGCTCGTAATTATGGAAGACTAAAGGATGCGCCAGACGGTAAGGATTATCGTGTGATGGGATTTAACCCATGTGCGGAGCAGCCATTAGAATCGTACGAATTATGTACACTTGTAGAAGTGCACTTGAATCGTCATGAATCTAAGGAGGACTTCCTGCGTACCCTTAAGTTTGCATACCTATATGGAAAGACTGTAACACTTGTTCCAACACACTGGCCACAAACAAACGGTATTATGCAACGTAACCGTCGTATTGGTACATCACTTACAGGCATTGCATCCTTTGCAGATCAAAAGGGTCTGCCAATTGTTCGTGAGTGGATGGATGAAGGATACAACAAGATCCGTCACTATGACCACCAGTATTCAGAATGGCTATGTGTTCGTGAATCAATTCGTGTAACAACAGTTAAGCCATCAGGATCAGTTTCAATTCTTTCTGGTGCAACTCCTGGAGTTCATTGGGGACCTGGAGGAAACTTCTTCCTTCGTGCAGTTCGATTTGGAAATACAGATCCAATGATGCACTTGTTCAAAGCAGCGGGGTACACAATTGAAGATGACGTAGTGTCAGCAAACACATCAGTAGTTTACTTCCCAATCAAGTCGGGTCATCCAAGATCTGAAAAGGATGTAACTCTATTTGAAAAGATTGCCCTTGCTGCAACTGCTCAGAAGTATTGGTCTGATAACGGTGTTTCTGTAACACTTTCATTTGACAAGGAAACAGAGTCAAAGCATGTTGTACCAGCATTACATATGTACGAGGGACAACTAAAGGCAGTATCATTTCTTCCAATGGGAAATCACACATACCCACAACAGCCATATACTCAAATTACTGAAGAGCAATATGAGTCATATATCGGCAAGTTGAAGCACATTGACTTTGCTGCTATTTATGATGGAGCAGAAAATCTTGAGGCTCAAGGAGAGATGTACTGCACCACAGACTATTGTGAAATAAAAATAAACAAGTAGTCTTCTGTGGTAAAATAGACTCATAATGTCTAATCCATCAAACCTATATGCCGAAAAAGTCTTTGCTGAGCATCCGACTGGCCTATGGGCATTGGATGACAAAGCAGACTATGTTTCTTTAATTGAGGAATATCAAAGAAATTTGATAAATTGGGAAATAGAGGGCGGTACATATGAGGCCTATCCTGAATCAATAGATGAACCATTTATAAATAGTTATGTAGGAAAAATAACTGCTACACCAACAAGCGATGAGTTTGCATCTGTAACTGTAGTAAGTGATGACATTGTTAATATTCAGACGCTTAATAAGTTTTTAAAGACTTTTTCTATAGGAGGTTATTTCTATTCTGAAAGCAAATATCTTGCTGGTATTGAAATTGGATACCAATATCAAGACACCACAAGTGGACTTAATATAACTCATTTAAAAAATTATGACACAGTTATAAACAGCCTATGGACCTTTGTTTCAGGAACATTTGATACCCCTCCAGATAGTACAAATATAAGATTAGTTTTTAAGATTAACTTTCTCGGTGGGTCAGAAATAGAAGACGTGTTTTTGGTAAACGGAATAAGTTTTGGTCAGTGGTCAGAAGAGTTTGCATCTACATCTCTTGGCATTGAGCCTATAGATATACCATCTACAATAGCAATAGCACCACAAAAAGGTGTTGTGGCTAAGTGCTACGGTCTACAAGAATTAAATGCCTACTATTTAGTTTCAGACTATATGCTAAAAGCAAAAAATTCAGGTATTCCGATGGTTTACGGAACTTCGGGACTAACTACATTATATCCAAATGGAGAAAATCCTTCATTAATAATTCCTGGGGTTGGGCTTTTAAACGAGGCTGGAAAGTTTAAGCAATACACATTAGAGACTTGGCTTAGAATAAATTCTTATAGTAACGACAGGAAAAGAATTATCGGCCCTATTGCATCAAACGATGGAATCTATGTAGATGGTCCATCTATTGGATTAAAAATAGGAGATCAGTATAAGACTTATTACGTTGGTGAATGGACAAGGCCAATGCTAGTTCATCTAAGAGTTGGAAAAAATGTATCCTCTTTACTAATTAATGGACAAGAGGTTATTTCTATAAATTATTTGAATGAAGATCTTCCTGTGCCTTCAATGTTTGACGGAGAAAAAGATCAAGACTGGATAGGGTTTTATGCACATGAAGATATCTATCCTATAGAAATTGACTGTGTTGGTATTTATCCATACGTTGTATCGGCACCAGTTGCAAAAAGAAGATTTGTTTTTGGACAAGGTGTTGATATTCCAGAAAACATAAACACATCTTATAGCGGTACTTCTGTTTTTATTGACTATTCGTTTGCAGACTACACATCAAACTATTCCTATCCAAAAATTGGTTCTTGGAATCAGGGGTTTTCAGACAACACATCTCTTATTAACAGATCTCTTTCTGTTTCTTCTAATCCGCTACCAGAAATAATTTTATCATCAAAAACAGAAAAAGAACTCTTCTTAGATTGTAAAGCAATTCAGCCACCAGAAGGAAGAAATTTCTTTTCGTTTAGGCCAAACTCATCTTGGAACTTGGTGTCTGGGTGTCTTTTCTTTAAGAATTTTGATTTTATGCAGACCCCAATTTCAGCCATATACGGATCGTTTGGTTTGCCAGAAACTTCAAGTTCTGTTCAAACACTTTTTAGAATAGAAAAAGAAAACACAAATAATTATTTTTTAATAGAACTTTTAAATAATCAAATATCATATAAAATAAATTATAACGGAGTTACTCAAACAATATATTCCCCGCTTCCTGGAGAGGCTGGAGAATTAGTTGATGTTGGAATCAATATCCCAGCATTTGTTTCAAGATTTGGAAATTCGGCATCAGACTTTTTTGGATCTTTATCAGATCTAAGAATGTACGTTGGTGGAAACAAAGATGGAGGGTCAACCTTTACAGGAAAAATATATTCTATAGGATTGTGCACACCCTACAATTTTCAAAAAATAAGGGGATTGTTTAATGAGATAGGAGTGCCAATATGGAATGAAGACCTTTTTTCTATTTATCAAAACAATCAATTGATAGACGTAGACGGAGGACTAGATACTACCTCAATTCAGTCAGTACTTGGAACACAAACTGTAAACGGTGCAATTTCTGGTGGAGGAGTTGTCATACTTGAAGAAGATCTTCTTGCTGACTATGTTGCAAGTTATACTCTTTTACCAGAAACAATCTTTGAAACATACAAACTTGTAGTGTCAGCAAATGCATACTGGGAAGACCAACTGCCACTAACTTATTTTGCCGAGTCTGTTCTTGATAGAAGAGGAGACCAATATTTTGATCTTGATTTTATTCAGTTTAATATAGACTACCCGATACCATCAAAGACTATAGCAATAGAAACAGAACCAGTTAGTTGGACATATGCAGATTTGGCAAGCGAGTATGGAGTTCCAGTTCAAAGAACATATACATCCCTAGACAACTACTTATTTACTGGATACAACGATTATGAAGACCTAAAAAATAAAATAGCAAAAGACTATCGATATGATACTGACGGAGCAATTGTTAAATCATATGTAACTTTTCAATATACAAAGTTAGGTGCAAACCAAACCTATCTTTATTTTACAAAAACAGAAAGACCATCTAGAAACGGAGTGCTTATCCCAGGACCAGACTGGATGACAACCAAATACGAAGTTGTTGACAACATGATTATATATCCTCCAACAGGTGTAGATTTTAATGACTTGTCAATTGTTACACATATAGACATTAATGTAAAAAATTCAGAAACAAACAATGTATCAATTAAAAAACTTTCTTATGCGTCACAGGCACTTAATGAATCTGATGCCAGCCCTATCGGAACAAGATTTGGTACATCTATTTATCCATATACAAAGACAGGAATTTATTATAACTTTAAAAAGAATAATCCTTTTTCAATATACACTGGATCATCTCCATATCTATATTTAACAAAAACAAGCGGAATTCAATTAAAAGGTAGATACGATCCTCTTGTCAATAGAGGACTTGCAATTCCTGTAAATGAAAGCAGGGATAGTGGCTTTAAAGTAATTGCAGCACAAATGGCAGTAAGATTTGACGGAGACTACTTCCCGTATGCTCCAACACAAATATTTGAAATACAAAGTAAAGACTCGTACATAAAATTCTACATGGTTGCAAATGACCCAACAGGCAGAAGAGCAAAAATTTATGCAATAGATGCAAAGACAGGTCTTGTTCAGAATGGAATTAGTTTTTACTGGAATGGAAAACTTGTTAAAGAACCAGTATTGACTCTTCAAGAGTGGGGTTTCCTTGGGATTAACTTTGCGGATAGTCTTAACTTTTCATTTTTTGAAGGGGCACTAAGATTAACTGGACCATTATTATTTAACAGCATTTCATACTACCAGTCTACAAACCTTCAAGAAGTTCAGAATGTATCAGAAAGACCATGGTTCAGAGTAAAAGTTTTAGGATCATATGGACTTGATTGGGAGTTTTGGAATACTGGGCCATTTAACTGGAATAAGGTTCTTATCCTATCAGAAACCAGTTATTATGGTGTAAATGCTTCAGATGTTTATAAGAGTTATACTGGGACAAACAAAATTATTGTAGATGATGAACGACCAGTCGTTCTTGGGGAATACTCTTATACAGTGTTTAAGGATATAAACTGGCTGCAGTTTGTGCAAGATCCAGTGTAATATGGTATACTTGTAGTTATGGATTCGCTAATAGACCCAAAAACTGGTCAACCAATTGTAAAAAATGTTAGAAGACAGGTTATTGAGAAAAACTATGACTGGGGTCTTTACGTATATAAAAAAGCAAATGGCAAATGGTTTACAGATGGCAATGGATCAGTTCTTAATATTCCTTCAGACAAGAATGACATTTCTAGAATTGCAGAACTAAAAAAGACTGCAATGTATTATGGAGACCCAGGAGATGGTACATGCGTATTTGTTCCAGGATTAACCAGAGTGTCAGAAGAAGAATACTCAGAGCAAGTTGATAGACTAAACGCTGGACTTATCCCCTCTCTAAACGACCTTGGTGCAGTTCAGGCAGCAAAAGATACTATTGCTAAATATGGAGACGAGGACTAATTATGGAATATAATGAGTACGAAATCGGTGCAAGAATTGATGATGTAATAAAGAAAGATGACACCTTTTCAAAGTCTGATCCATTTAACGGTAACTGGGAAACATTAAAATCTCTTGACGGACTAGAAGCAAACTTTAAAAGACGCATTAGTAGATCTGCAACCAAGATGGTTGAGCCAACTGTTCAATACACAACTGCAGCACTTGCTGGAAAAAGCGGTATTGATGGAGCACAGTCAAAAGAAATAAACCCAGGTCTAGTATATGTAAACGGCTACGGAATGTTTGATGTTATTACACCACCATGGAACCTATACGAATTAGCAAACTACTATGACACTTCATTTGCAAACCATGCAGCAATTGATGCTAAGGTAGAGAACATCGTTGGACTTGGTTATGAGTTTCATGTATCTCCAAGAACAATGATGAGACTTGAGTCGTCAGAAGATAACAGTGCAACACAGAAGGCAAGAAAGAGAATTGAAAGAACAAAGATTGAAGCAAGAGACTGGCTAGAGTCACTTAATGACGATGACTCATTTACAGCCACAATGGAAAAGGTTTACACAGACCTACAGTCAACTGGAAATGGTTACCTAGAAATTGGTAGGACTACTCGTGGAGAAATTGGATACGTTGGACATATACCAGCGACAACGATGAGAGTACGAAGAATCAAAGACGGATACGTTCAGATCATTGGAAATAAAATTGTCTACTTCCGTAACTTTGGTGCAAAGAATCAAAACCCACTAACAACAGATGCAAGACCCAACGAAATTATTCACTTTAAGCAATACTCACCTCTCAATACATTTTACGGAGTGCCAGACATTATGTCGGCTATTAACTCACTACACGGAGACTCACTTGCTTCACAATATAATATTGATTACTTTGCAAACAAAGCAGTACCACGTTATGTTGTAACGTTGAAGGGTGCGAAACTTTCTGGAGATGCAGAAGACAAGATGTTTAGATTCTTGCAAACAAGTCTCAGGGGGCAATCGCATAGAACGCTATATATTCCACTTCCAGGTGATAGCGAAAACAACAAAGTTGAATTTAAGATGGAGCCCATCGAAGACGGTATACAGGACGGCTCATTTAAAGAGTATCGTAAACAAAACCGTGATGATATCCTTGTAGCACATCAAGTACCACTATCTAAACTTGGAGGTGGCGATTCTGGATCTATTGCAGCAGCACTTGCACAGGATCGCACCTTTAAGGAGCAGGTTGCAAGACCAGCCCAAAGACAACTTGAAAAAATGATCAATAAGATTATTCGTGAGAAGACAGACATAATTGAGTTTGCCTTTAATGAACTAACACTTACAGATGAGATTGCTCAGTCTCAAATTCTTGAGCGTTATGTTAAGAATCAGATTATGACTCCTAACGAAGCAAGAGTTGTTCTGGACATGCCACAGCGTGAGGGTGGAGATGAAGTTCTTGAACTGAAACCTGCAGCAGCAGCAGAGGCAAATACAACAAGAGCAAGAGATTCTGAGAGAACGAATAACAACTCCGACAGCAGTTCAACAGTTGCTGGAAGAGCCCCAAAGGGAGAGGGAAGAAAAACCCCTTAATGTCCAATATGTCCACATTGTGATATATGTATAAAAGAGGGTTTATAATATAATGGTGAGCAATATATCCAAGGCCCATTGGAACTCAGATGGGGAAAATTTACGTCTTTCCATGCCACTTACTAAGGTGGACAAGGAGCGTAGAATCGTTTCTGGATTTGCGTCTTTAGACAATGTTGATAAGCAAGATGACATCGTAACAGCAGAAGCATCAATGGATGCATTTGCAAAATTCCGAGGGAACATCAGAGAAATGCATCAGCCACTAGCAGTAGGCAAGATGGTTTCATTCAAAGCAGATAAGTATTTTGATCCAGACTCAAAGAAGTTTTATAACGGAGTGTTTGTATCAGCATATGTTTCAAAGGGTGCACAAGATACTTGGGAAAAAGTTCTAGATGGAACACTAACTGGTTTTTCTATTGGTGGACGTATGAACAAGTGGGATGAAGGGTTTGACGAGAAGTCAGACAAAGCAATTAGAATTATTAAGCAATATGATTTGATTGAGTTGAGTCTTGTAGATTCCCCAGCAAATCAGTTTGCAAACATTGTGTCTGTTGAGAAAGTTGATGGAGTAGATGTCATTAAGGGCGATGAAACAGTTTTAGAAAATGTTTTTTATGATAAGGAATCAGGACTAGTTATGGTTTCAGAAAATGAATCAGAGTTAAGTCCAACTACTGGTGAGCAAATGGAAAATATAGGTTTCGTTGAAAAAACGGATAATGAAAAAACAGACATGATAAAATTCTTAGTTGATAGTGCTAAAGGCATTAATACTTCTAAGATTAACAAGGAGGTACAACCTATGACAAAATCAAAAACACAAGTTGAAAAAACAGACGTAGTTGAAGATGTTGTGGTCGCTCCAGAGGCAGATGCATCAGTTGCAGAAGTTACTGAAGAAGTTGCTAAGGCAGAAGAGGTTGAGGCAACAGAAGTTGCTAAGACTGATGAAGTCGTAGCAGAAGAAATTGCTAAAGCAGAAGATGCTGAAGCAGTCGAAGCAGTAGTAGAAGCAGTTGTAGAGGTATCTAAGTCAGAAGAAGTAATTGCTGAGGCAGTTACCGAAATGAAAAATACTCTAGAATCAGCCTTTAGCGATCTAGTGTCAACAGTAAAGTCTTTGCAAGCAGAAGTAGAACTTCTTAAGTCTTCAAAGGTCGATGTCGACACAGTAAAGGATTCATTTGCAGCAGTTGCAAAAGATATTGCAGCAGTGTCAAGTGAATTTAATGAATTTGGAAAACGAGTAGACGCTGTGGAAGCAGACACCGCATTCCGAAAGTCTGGAGATATCGGCGATATCTTCCAGTCTCAACCTGAAATGGTTGAAAAATCCCTATGGGGCGGTAGTTTCCTCAAAACAGCCGATCTATTCAAATGAACAAATCACTAGGAGGTGACAATATGTCAGAAGAAATAATCAAAAACCAGCCAGGCGCTGAAGCAAATCTAGGAGGAGAAACTCCAGGTCTGTATCAGGGTCAAGGTGCTTTCGCATCAGGTGGAATTGGTGGAGTAGCAAACCCAGGTGCAAATACACTTGGAAACATTCCAACAGCAACTCTTGGATCTACAAGCGGAGCAAACGCTGTTAACCCTAGTGGTTCAGCGGCTTCTGGAATTTTGCGCCCTGAGCAGGCACGTCGTTTTATCGACTATGTTTGGGACGCTACAGTATTAGCAAAGGATGGCCGTCGTGTAACAATGAAGGCTAATTCAATGGAACTTGAGAAGGTAAACGTCGGTGAGCGTGTAATCCGTGCAGCAGCACAAGCAATTGGTAACTACACAAACACAGGTGCAACATTCTCTAAGGTCGAACTTACTACCAAGAAGATTCGTCTTGATTGGGAAGTAACAGCAGAATCATTGGAAGATGGTGTAGAAGGTGACGCTCTAGAAGATCACTTGGTACGCTTGATGACAAACGCATTCGCAAACGATATCGAAGATCTCGCTATCAATGGTGATGGTTCAACAGGAGCATTCTTGTCAATCATGCCAGGCTTTATCAACAAGGTAAAGGAAAACGGAGATGCACATGAGTCAGTTGTAACCGTAGCAGATAATGCTTGGACACCTGATGTAATGCAGGGCATCATCAATGCAATGCCACGTAAGTACCGTGCACTTAAGAACAATCTTAAGTTCTACGCAGGTACAGACGCATTCGGTGGAATCGTTAAGAACAACGGTACACTTGCTGATGCAGTTGCAGAAGCATTCGCAGGCCAAATGCCAGGATCAACCCAGGCAAACCGCCAATCATACCTTGATGGTATCGGACAGACATTCGGTGGAGCACGTACAACTCGTGTTCTCGGAATCGAAGTTCAGGAAGTTCCTTACTACCCAGCAGGCTATATCGACTTGACATTCCCTGCAAACCGTGTATGGGGATTCCAGCGTGATATCACAGTAAACCGTGAATACGTAGCAAAGAAGGACACAATTGAATACACAGTATTCGTCCGCTTTGGTATTCAGTGGGAAGAAGAGGATGCAATTGCATTCGCTGACGCTGCTGCAGATGCATAATCTGTAAACAGTACCTTTAATGGGGGGCGGGAGTTCACTCTCCTGTCCCCCTTAATACTTTAATGATATAATACAAACAAGGAGGATACAATGGAAAATAATGATAACGAAATGAGATCAATACATGATTATGTAGAAGATCCAGTAGCAGAGCCAGTAGCAGAGCCAGTAGCAGAGCCAGTAGCAGAGCCAGTCGTTGAGCCAGTAGTTGAGGTAGCAGTCGAGTCACCAGTTGTCGAAGCACCACCAGCAGAAGAGCCAGTTCAATCACTAGGATTTACAGAAACAGGTGCTATTGGATCAATGGCAGCAGATGGTCCAAAGAAAGATATTAAGCCAGCAAAAGATCTTGGAGACAAGGTTGCTATCTACTCAACAAGCAATGTTCGTTGGGAAGAAGCAAATGGAGCAATCTACAAGGGTGTTAATATTGTAACAAAAGACCAAGCAGACAAGTGGCTAACTCGTTCACATGTTCGCATCGCAACACCCGAAGAAGTCCAAAAGGTTTTAGGGTAATTTAGCATGGAGATATTGAGAGTTTCGCCATATGCAGAAGTACCTGCTAATTTTGTAATTCCTGCGGGGATTGTAGATGCAGATATAACTGTTACCATAACGGATATGGCGGACCTTTCAATTTCAACATCAACCTTTACAGAATCTTCTTCTGGAGAAATATTAGAAATTTCTTTGCCAGGAAAGTACGACTCATCATACAGAGTTGAGATTGTTAAAGATCTTGGCACATCAGATGAACAAATTTTACAAGACGAAACATATGAAATAGTTAGGCCATATGTGGACCCATCAACAAAAGCAACAACAGCAAGCGATATAGCAGCCTACGCTATTAATGAAGAAATTGCAAGAGCGGTAATCGACTCAGTTGTTCCAGATGGATTCTATTATAAGAAAAAGGTTCTAAAGTTTGAGGGAAGTGGATCTGATTACTTGCCAATTTGGGATGATGTAAAAAAGGTCTTGGCTGTTTATGAAAACAATATGTTGGTAGAGGATAGGCAGTATGAAGTTAGTCCAGATAAAACAGCAATCATTGAAAAGTCAACAGACAACATTAACCGTGCAGAATCTGCACCACTAGTATTACCAGCAGCAGCATCAGACTCTCTAGATCCTCAATTCATATACAGAGGTTTTGGAAAGACCTGGGACTACAGAATAGTTGTAGAGCACGGATACACAGCGGTTCCATCTGACATAGTCAGAGCAACAGAGATGCTTATTCATGACATCGAGTGCGGTAAACTAGATTATTACAAGAGATTTATTTCTTCTTATAACACAGATCAATACAGAATTCAGTTTGATAAGGGTCTTTTCGAAGGAACAGGAAATATAATTATAGACAAGATACTTTCAAAGTATACTAAGTCTATTACAAAAATTGGGGTGTTGTAATGACAGTTTGTGAAACACCAGATTTTATGTTCCCAATGCAGGCATCGGTTTATCATCCAATTGTAGAGCAAGGAGACTTTGGTGCTATTAAGAAGCAATGGATTTTGGATAGAACATTTGCTTGTACATTTTCGTCAGGTGGTTCTGCATTTAAAGAAGAAGTAAAGCCAAACGTAAATATAACTCAGAATTCAATCCTTGTAGGAAGAACAAAGTCAGACCTTAGAATATCTTCTCGTGACAACAAAAACTCACTAACAAATATATTAATAACAGATATCAGAGACCAAGAAGGAAATCTTGTTTATATGGAAACTTCAGGTCCAAGGTCTGGTAAGGGCACTCTATTTGAGATAGCGACATACGAGCCTTTTGTAGGCCCCTTTGGAGTAGTTGAGTCATACAAAGTAATAATTAGAAGATCAGAAAATCAAACAGGTGATGTATGAGAGCAGTATTTAGTTCTAATCAATTTAAGAAAGAAATGAACAACATCATAGATTATTCTGTTGGCTTTTTAGAAGGAGTACAAAAAGGAAAAACAGTATTCTTAAAAACAGTCGGAATGGAAACTGTTGAAGTAATGAAGCAGTTCATCGACTCAAATGCAAGAGTTAATCCAGACATGCTTCATCACATATATGAGTGGAATCAAACTGGTAGTCCAAGTGCAAGACTTTATGACATTTCCTACACAACAAGCAATCTTGGTTTATCATTTAGATCATCGTTTAGCCAATCTACATCTATTAAAAATGGCTCAAGAACTCCGTTCTACGATAAAGCCAGAATTATGGAAGAAGGTATTCCAGTAACCATTAGGCCAAGAGTTGCTCAAGCCTTAGCGTTTGAAGAAAATGGAGAAATGGTTTTTACAAAAAATGAAGTAAAGGTTGATAATCCTGGAGGAACAGAAGTTCAGGGTGGTTTTGAAAAGGTTTTTGACATGTTCTTTAATAGATATTTTTCTCAAGCATTCTTGAGAGTAAGCGGTGTTGCACAGTATCTTGAAAATCCTGTTCTCTATAAAAAGGATATGCAGGCAGGCAAGAAGTTGGGCAAGGCAAAGGGTGTCTCAACTGGATATCGCTGGATTGCTAATGCAGGAGTGGGTGCATAATGTCAGTAGTTATTGATCACCCGCCATCATTTATTAATGCATTTCTACAACAAAAACTTGGACCAGATTTTGGTGCAATCCCAATGTTTCCAACAGTGCCAACAGACATGGCTTCATTAGCACAAGGTTTTACTATAGATGATCTAACAGAGGGCACACTGTTTTCCTTTAATGGCAATGCTGCAATATATGACAGAATGTTTAAGATGAGAAGAATGCCATTTCCTCACATTAAATGTGAACAACTACTTTATTACTTTAATGCGCTAGAAGAAAATGCTGTCCCAAACTTAATTAGAATAACTCAAAGAATTCAAGACCTGTTAGATCGTGGAGACGAGTCAGCAGAAGACATAAACAAGTGGATTTCTGACAACTTTGATATTCAGGGCACCCCAGGGTTAGATAGACCAACAGTTACCATTCCTGGGCATGGAACATTTTACGTCCCCTACTTCCACAACTTCAAGATATATCAGTTGGAAGAGACAAGAGACATTATTGATTTCGGGACAGCCCGTACTTATGCGGGGAACAAAATGATCATAGACTACGACTGGCACCCAGTAACTCCATAATAAACGGCATGTATAATTAAAGCGAGGAAACAACCCCCTTTTAATAAAATGAAAGAGGTGAGATATATGGCATACAGCCGTGGTTCAAGTAGTAACATTATCGTGGGTGCAGCAGCACTTTTTACACATAATGCAGGTCCAATTGGTTACGTTGAAGCAACCAATAAGATTACTGATGCTGGCGCAGACACAGTCCTAACAGGACTAGCAGCAAGCGAAGTATCATACAAGGAGACATTGTCAAGTAACAATGCATTCACAAACATCGGTTACACATCAAATGGTTTGGAACTCGCATTCCAGCCAGACTTTGGTGACGTAGCAGTAGATCAACTTCTCGACGTTGCTCGTTTATTCAAGCAAGGTATGACAGTTAATCTAAATACATCTTTTGCAGAGGCAACACTAGAAAACCTTCTAGTAGCAATTGCAGGAAAAGGTGGAGCAGACGGAGACTTGTCTCCAGAAGCATCAGGCCTACAGACTCTTAAGATGTCTGCAGGAGACATTGGCGACGTTCCACTAGAGCGTGGTCTTGTAGCAGTAGGACCAGGTTCTGGTTCTTCAGCAGATCCAAAGGAAAGAATTTATGTTGCATACCGTGCACTCTCAATTGAGAACGTAACAGTATCAGCAAAGCGTGATGAGGCTTCAATGTTTGAAGTATCATTCCGTCTTCTTCCAAACGATGACGCATCATACGGTAGAATCGTAGATCGTTCTCTAGCATAATACAACTTAATATGAGAGGCTCAATCCTTCGGGGTTGGGCCTTTCTGTTTGGTATACTTATATAATGGCAACAAAAATATATGATACTAAAAAAATATCACTAGTCGATGGTAGAGTTATTGTTGCTGCACCACTAAAGATAAAGTATCTAAGAGAATTCCTGGAAATATTTGATAACATAAAGTTATCAAAAACAGATGATGAATCAATATCTACATTAGTCAATTGCGCTTTAATTACCATGCAACAGTATTGTCCATCAATCAAAACAGTAGATGACCTAGAAGATAATTTAGATTTACCAACAATATATGAGATTATTGATATTGCAGCAGGAATAAAAATTAATCAGAAGTCAGAAGAGACTGTTAAAAATCAGGCAGTAGACAGCGGTTCAACTTGGGAAAGTTTAGATTTGGCAAAACTAGAGTCTGAGGTTTTTCTCATTGGAATATGGAAAGATTATGAGGAACTTGAAAAGTCCTTATCTATGCCAGAACTAACTGCAACAATTAAAATAAAAAGAGAATTAGACTATAACGATAAAAAGTTTGCTGCTGCCATGGAAGGAGTCGATTTAGATAAAAACTCTGGTAGCGGTAATGAATGGGAAGACATGAAGGCTAGAGTTTTTAGCGGTGGAGCAGTAACAGATGGAAATGATATATTGGCTCTACAAGGACCAAATGCTGAAAAGGCAGGGTTTGGAATTGGTATGGGTCTAACCTACGAGGTTTACGATTAATAAAAAATAAGCCTGCGCTATGGTATAATTGACTAAACCTTATAAGGAGGAATAAATGGCAACCGCCACTGAAGAAAAAACAGTAACATTGATCGACGGAACAAAGATCAAGGTAAGACCACTTAAGATATCTCTACTTCGTCCATTCATGGCAAAGTTCGAGGATATTGCAAAGGTAGCAGAAGATAACGAAAAATCAATGAACCTGCTTATGGAATGTGTTCAAATTGCAATGCAACAATACAAGCCAGAATTGGCAGAAGACAAGGAAGCCCTAGAAGAAAATATAGATCTTCCTACAGTATACAAGATTGTCGAAGAAGCATCTGGAATTAGACTTTCAGACGCTGCACTACTTGGCAACCTTGTAAATAACTAAATAAGAGGTGTTAATGGATGGCTGATGTTCAATCCAATATTCATGTAAATATTGATACGTCTGATGCTTTAGCAAGTTTAAAACTTCTTCAGCGTCAAATATCAGCCTTCCATACACAAATGGCAAAGTCTGGTACCTCTGCAGCAGCGGTAGCAGCAAATCAAGCACAAAACTTGATGAACAGCATAAATGCAACTGGACAATTCCAAGCATCTATGCGAACAGTAACATCCAGCACAGAGTCTTTTACTAATGCTTTAGAAAAGAACAAGTTAACATCTAGAGAGTACTTTAGATATACTGGAGCAGCAACAAAAACTTTCGGTAGACTATTTAGGTCTGAATTTGAGACAATAAATAAAGTAGCACGAGAGCGTGTAAAGGATCTTCAGACTCAGTATATAAAGATGGGTCGTGGAGCCAATGGTGCTCTTCAGGCAATTGCTGTAAGACCTTTAACATTAGACATGCAGAATCTTGGCACACAGACAGCCATGGCAGCCCAGAAGCAGCAACTTCTGAATCAACTATTAAAACAAGGATCGACCAACCTTCTAAACTTTGGTAAGAATACTCAGTGGGCAGGTCGCCAGTTGATGGTTGGTTTTACTGTTCCACTTGTAATGCTTGGAAGTGCTGCTGCTAAAACATTTATGCAAATGGAAGAGCAGGCAATTAGGTTTAAGCGTGTTTATGGTGACATGTTTACGACCAAAGAACAAACTGACAGAATGGTTCAAGATATACAGCAACTAGCAAGAGAGTATACAAAGTATGGCGTTGCAGTAGAAGAAACAATGAAGATGGCTGCAGATGCAGCAGCAATGGGTAAGGTTGGTGCCGATCTAACTGCACAGGTTGCACAGGCGACAAGACTTGCAGTGCTCGGTGGAGTTGAACAGTCTCAAGCCCTAGAGACCACAATATCAATTACAAACGCATTCGGTACAGCAACAGAAGATTTAGCAAAAAAGATTAACTTTTTAAACTCAGTTGAAAACCAAACTGTTGTATCTATTGAAGATTTAACTATTGCAATTCCAAAGGCTGGACCAGTTGTTCAGCAACTTGGTGGAGATGTAGAGGATTTAGCATTCTTCCTAACAGCGATGAAGGAAGGTGGAATCAATGCATCAGAAGGTGCAAACGCACTTAAGTCTGGTCTTGCTTCATTAATTAATCCATCTGAAAAGGCTTCAAAATTTTTAGCAGGGCTTGGTGTAAATATCAAGGGTATTGTAGAAGCAAACGCAGGAGATGTTAAGTCAACAGTAGTAGACTTTGCAAATGCACTAGATACTTTGGACCCACTTAATCGTGCTCGTGCCATTGAGCAATTGTTTGGAAAGTTCCAGTTTTCAAGACTATCTACTTTGTTTCAAAACGTAGTAGCCGAGGGTAGCCAGGCATCAAGAGTCTTAGAACTAACAAAAGCAACAACAGAAGAATTAGCAATCTTATCTGAACGAGAACTGGGAAAGATTGAAGAAACAACTACCTATAAGTTTAAAAAAGCAATTGAAGATCTAAAGGTAACTCTTGCTCCAGTTGGAGAGCAGTTCTTAAAGGCTTTAACTCCAATCGTTGAGTTTGTAGCAAAGATTCTTGATAAGTTTAATGATCTAGGAGATGGAAGTAAGAGATTTATAACTATCTTAACAGTAGCCCTTGGTGCAGTAGGACCAGTAGCACTAATGGCTTTTGGTTTGCTTGCTAACGGTGTTGCAAATATAATTAAAATGTTTGCATCTTTAAGGTCTGTATTTACTAGAGCAGGGTCATCAACACAGATTCTTGGACAACAAACAGACTATTTAACTCAGCAACAAATTGAGGCTTCTGCTGTAGCAGCATCACTTGATCAGGTTCATCAGAAACTTAGACAAACATTTACATCTGAAGCAACAGCAGTAAACACCCTAGCATCAGCCTACAGGAGGGCCATAGCAGCACAAGCAGGCTTTACTGGTCCAGCAGGAAAGGCTCCAGGAGGCAAGGGCTTAAAGAAGTATTCAACAGGAACTACAAAAGTCCCAGGAACTGGAAATGAAGATACTGTGTTCTCGATGCTTACTCCAGGAGAAGCAGTTATTCCAGCAAAGTCTGCACAAGACCCAGACAATAGGCCAGTAATTCGTGCAATGATCGCTGGTAAAAAAATTCAAGGGTATAACGGTGGAACTGATGATGCTCAAGAAGGTGTAGTAAAGTCAAGCAGAATGGCTGGAGAAACCCAGAAGTTCCATGTTGGCGCAAAGAATAAGATGCACATTGATGACATATTAAAGTCTCCAATGTCAGAACAAAAGGCCCTAACTTTAAGACTTTACAAAGACATATTAACAATGCAGGGTATTGAACCAAAAATCTTAGTTCAAGACGGACTTCTGTATGACTTTAAATCTGGATATAACCAGGCAATGTCAAAAGATACAGGTATCTCATTTGAACAATGGGAAGAAGAGTGGAAAAAGCGTGGACCAGAAAAGTGGAAGCCATCTGGTATTAATGCATTTGATGCAAAGACAATTGACTCACTAATCTTAGAGACTATTCGTGGATCTGGCCCAAATGGGAAGCCACCAACTCATGTAAACGATGAGTTAGTAAGAAAAACACTTTTTGAAACCATACCAGCAAACAATCCTAAGATTACATCCTCACGTACTTTTGGTTTGATGAAAGCGCTACACTCTAATATAGCAAGTTTTAGCGTTCAAGAAGGTTTTGGTGGTAAGGATCCAGAGTCTACAAGAAAAGTATTAGAAAGAGCAAAAGAATTAGGAATTATTCAGGGCTATGAGTATGAGCCTGGGAAAACTCCAGACAAGAGAAGAATTGTTCTTATAGATAATAATGGAGAAAAGAGTTCTCCGTTCAGAGGTCCTAGTGGAGATAGACTAGGAACTACAGCAACAACTTTTTCTGCGTTTAGAGAAGCAGCCTTTGGGGAAAGAAACAAACAACTAGACAGACTAGACAAAGATGTTAGGTCAAGTCCACTCAAAGAATCAAAGCCAGAAAAGTATGGCACACAGATAGCGCAAACATCTGGAAGAAGTTTTACTGCACTAAAGGGTCTTGGCGGAGTATATGAAACAGCAGACAATAAAAAAGTTTTTGTAAAGCCAGCAAACAGTTACAGAGAAGCCCTTGCAGAACAAAGAGCAACCACGATTGCTAGGAGAGTTCATGGCCTAGATGCTCCAGAACAAACAATTAAAACAATTTTAGATCCAACAGATCCAAAAGGTAAAAGAAGAATCGTTGTTCTTGAGTCAGCATTTGATCCAAGGTTTGATCCAGAAAAAATGTCTAACAAGTTTACACAAGAAGAATACATTAAGCAAAATGTTGCTGCAGCACTAAGAGGAGATAAAGACCTAGGTAGAGGAAACCTTGGAGGAAATGTTCTTGCAGACGTTGGCCCTGCTGGAGTATTTGCTACCGCTTCTGGCGAAAGAGATTTTGCACAAACATTTGATAAAAAAACAAAAACATACATTGATAACCTTCCTTCAATGGAACAGCAGGCAAGAATAAATCTTGGAATTGATGACCCACTACCAGGTGGAGGTCGTAAAAGATTCTTTGCAGTTCAAACAAAAGAAATTGTAGAAAAAATGACAGCAGACCAGTACCAGGCTGCTATGAAAAAAGAAATTCAAGAGGCTCTTAATAAGATAAGGCCTGTTATAGATAGTTTTGGAATCACAGATCCTCAAGAAAAGGCAGTCTATGAGGCAATGGAAAAAAGACTTCAAGCAGGTCTTAATGCCGACTGGAAAGGAATTCATCAACTACACAGTTCTATTGCTATAAAGCCAGGAGAACTTTTTGAAGATGAAAAAACTGAAAAGTTAACAAAACCAAAGACAAAACAACTACCAAAGAATGTTGAATCTTCTCAAGGTAAAAAAGACACATTAATAACCACGGTTCCAAAAGGAAAAAGAGTTGTTCAAGGAGCACCTAGAAGAGTAGGAAAAACTATTATTCCTGGCGCAGCAAATGCTCCAGAAGCAAGAAGTACAATTGCAGCAGCAATAGTGGATGGCGCAAGAGGGTCAGTTGCAGAAGCAAAGGCAGTCGGCACAACTATTGGAACAACACTTTCACAATCAGCAGCCCTTGCATCTAGAAGTTTGCTATATGGCACGGGACCAATAGATGCTAACGCTAAATCTTTAAGAAGACAAATAGAAAAAAGACAAAGAATAGAAGCAAGAACACAAGCAAAGGCAGCAGCATCTAAAAAAGCCCTCTATGGAGATGGCGAAATTGATGCTATTGCAAAATCTAAGAGACGTAATGCTCAAAAGAGAAGTAGGCTAGAACAAAATGTTGGAATGCCAGGATCAGTAATTACTGCTGGAACTGCAGAATCAGCACAAAGACAAACACTATCTAGCAGATTAAAGTCTAAATTTGGAACAAAGTATGACGAAGATGGAAATAAGATTCCAAGAAAAATGACTAAAGCAGGAGTAACTGGTGGAGCAATGGCAGCATCAGGCGCTGCAATGATGGCTTCTATGATTCCTGGACAGATTGGCGAGATGGCACAAAAAATAATGATGCCTTTAATGGGTCTTTCAATGATACTTCCAATGTTGTCAAGTGCGATGGGTATTGCAACTATTGCAATCGGTGCATTAGTTGCTGGTATTTGGCTATTTAAAAAGAAACAAGATGATGCAATCAAAGCAGAAGCAAGACTTGTTGATGAGTTATATGCAACAACAAAGAAAATGCAACAGGTCGGAGAGATAACTGGCAAGGTAGGCGCATCAGAACTTTCAGCACGTAAGCGAGAATCAGCAGGCGGAGATTTTTCTTTTGAGCGCAAGGGCGCTAAGTTTGGAAGCACATTCCTAAAAAGTGAAGCAGGCAAAGCAGATATATCAGCCTTTGAAACAAGATTTAAGGCTATGCCAGATATTGCCATGAAAGAATTTTCATTAAAACTAGCAAGTTATGTTTCAGATGGTGTAATTGATGCAGCCCAGGCTACAAGTATTGCAGACCAGGTTGGCATTGAGTTCCAAGACAAGACTATTGGAATAAAGATTCAAGGACAGTTGCAAAAATTGCTAACATCAAATGGAAAAGATATAACAAAAGAACCTTTTGAAGTTAGAATTAAGATTGCAGAAGAAACAGTATCTCAATTTGATAACTTAGTCCCAAATCTTCAAAGTCAATTAGATAGAGCAGAACAACAAAAAAATAAATTAGGTGATAAATTAACTCTAGGAATGACTGATTATGCATCGTATGCTATTACAAGAGAAGAGTTTGATGCAATAGAAAAAGAATTTAGATATGCTGAAAAAAGAGTTGATTCTATTAAAAATTCTATTAAGCAAAATTCTGCTTTTGCTTCAGGAATGGCAAGTCAAGCATATGAAGCAATTCAAGCACAAATTGACGGTATAGAAGTTACTACATCAAAAACTATTGATAAACTAAAAGCAGATAAAGCAGCAACAAAAGACTTAGAAAAAAAAGCACTAATTCAAAAAGAGATAGACTTATTAGAACAAAAAAGAGTGGCTTCTGTTGGCAAACTTAGAATAATGAATGACAGAGTTACAGCAGGAATTGAGCAACAACTTAAACTTGCATCTTCTGGTGAAAAACAAGCATTCTTTACTGGCAGCAAAGAAGCAGTAAAAACGAGATTTAAGGGAACAAGGCAAGAGGGCGATGCAAATATGCTGCTTGCAAAAACTGCACAAATAAAAGAGTCTGTTGTAAGAGCAAAAATAGAAGCAGTAGTTTCTTCTGGACAGTTTAGTCCAGGACAAGCATCAGGATTTATTAATTTATTTACTGATGATGACGAAAACTTAAAGAAAACATTTGATACATTTTTAAATGTTCAGGGCATAGATGATTTAAATAAACTTCAATCTATACTTGGAGGATTTGAAGACCAAAAATTAGCAAAAGACATAATGGTAAACATGTCTGGCTTAACAGACTCAGACTTCCAGGCACAGTATTCAACCCTTGTTCTGTTGCAACAAATGGATAATGAAGAAATTAATATTGAAATAGTACTAAAGGATCCAAAGGCACTTGCAAAAATAACCAGGATTAATACAGCAATTGAAGCAATGCCAGATGTAACAAAAAAAGAAGTAGAACTTGTATTAGACAAGGCAGGAATGGATGCAACAGCAATTGAAAAAATTTCTGAAAATTGGGAATATTTTGCAGGGCTTCCATCAGATTTAAGAAAAACAGCACTTCAAACATTCACAACTTTACATGCAACTATATTTGCTAATAAAGAATCTAGAATGGAATGGGCAAGAAGTTATGCTGAAAGCATGACTCCTAGATTACGTAAACGAAATCATGAAGAAGCCGTAACAAGAGTCCTTACAACTATAATTGATGTTAAAACTGGAAAGTTTACCGACAAGGGAAGCAAAGCAGCAAAAGAAGATGTTCTTGAGCAAGTAAAAGACATAATTGGATTACAAACCATGATGGATAATCTAATGAAGGGTAAGGGTGGTGGCTCTAAGGACGAAAAAGCCAAGATAGAATCATCACCATTAGATGATTTGGTAAAGAAACTAAAAAATGTAAGAAAAAATCAAATTAAGTTTACAGAGGGATGGATAGCATCATTTAAAACTCTAAACACCTTGTTTGGTAAAAATAAAACTGTTAGCATATTTGGCGGTATTGAAAATGATCTAAGAGATTTAGGAGCAGGAGAAAACCTAATTGACCTTATTACTGGGATGACTCCTGAAGAGTTTGAAACATACAAGGATAGACTTTTTGACTTTGATGCAAATGGGAATATCACAGGAATAAAGGATGATGCTCAAAGCATTCAGGATGCCCTTGATTCAATCAGACTTGGAGAGTTTGTAAGTGATCAAGAAAAGATGGCAAGGCAAATTGGAAATCAGGTTACAGCACTAAATAGACTTAGGGCTGCTGGTATTGAAGGATCTGTTGCACTAGAGGCAGTTGCAGATGCAACCTTTGCTGCAGCCATTGCAAATAAAAATTTAGATGATAGACAGATAAAAGAAATTGCTGATGCCTGGAGAATAGCAACTGCTGAAAAAAGAAATTATGCTGCCATTGACGCATTGACTAATGAAGAAACAGGCCTAGATAGAGAAATTGAAATCTTAAAAAAGTTAACAGAACTAATGGGCCAGTTTACAAAAGAACAACTGGACGCAATAATGTCCAGTGCTGCTCTTAAGCAAGCGTTAATTGATCTAGCATCATTTAAACCAGGAGATGCTGGGTTTGAACAATTCTTAAGAGTGCTTAGAAAAACATTAGAAAAAGAAAAGATTCAGTTAAATCTTGATAAGAATACTATTGAAGGAATGCAAAAGATTTTTGATCAAGGCTTTGCTACAGCAATGGAGCGAGTAGATGTTAAAGAGAAAAAGTTAACTTTACAATTTGAAGTAGAAACAGAAGATTTTCAGAATAAAATTGATAAAGCACAAGATCAAATTGATTTGGCTGAGTATGAAAAAGATGACAAAGAAGCAGCGCTTAGAGAAATTGAAAAACAAGAAGAAAAAATTAATGAAAAGTATGACGAAAGAATTAAGGCTTTAGATGAAGTTGAAAAAGCAAATGCTGCAATCTCTGCTCAGCAAAAGGGACAACTATCTCTTGCCGAAGCGCTGACATCTGGAGATATAGCAGCAGCAGCAAGGGCTGCTCAAGATATGAGGGCACAGGCAGCAGCAGATGCGGTTACAAAAGAAAGAGATGTATTAGAAAAGTCTAGAGAAAGAGAACTCTCAAAAGTTACAGAGGGTGGCAAAACCAGAAAACAACTCGAAACAAGAATTAAAGAACTAGAAGATACTATTTTTAATCTAGAAGAAAAAGAAATTGAGCCAAATCAAGAGAACATAAGGAAAAAGAATGTTGACCTTAGAGAGCAAGTAAAAGAACTTGACAAGGTTAGAAGAACATGGGAGCAATACCAGAATGCAATTGATGAGGCAAGAGTTAATAATAAGGTGGCAGACAAAGCAATAGCAGATGCCCTAGAGGTTATGCCTAGACTTAAAGAAGCATACAGAACTCAGTGCCCACCTGGATTCATGTGGGACGAAGGAATAAAAGACTGTATACCAATTCCAGAACCAATTATTCCAGCAGGAACAAATGAGTGTCCAGATGGAACCACTGACGATGGCAATGGAAACTGTGTGGCAACAAAAGTTGCAGATCCAGGTGGTGCAACACCTTGCGTCGCTAACGCTGGCATGGGATGCGGTTGGAACATGAATGGGCTTATTCAGTGCGATGGAACTTGCGAAGGCGGAGAAGATCCTGGAAAAATAAACACAGTCAAAACCTGCCCTAAAGGTCAGGAAAAAAATGCTCAAGGAAATTGTGTTCCAATAAAAAAAGCAGAGGTTACAAAAAAGGAGGGAGGAGCAAAGACATGTGCAGCAGGAGAAACACTGGTAAATGGAAAGTGTGTTAAAAAACCAACACTAGGTGAACTAAACAAAAATGACCCAATGTTTGTTAGTTCTGCCTTGCATAGAGAAGAACTTGCTAGAATTGCTGCAGATAATAAAAAGAATCAAATGCTATTCCAGCAAAACATGAATGTTAGAGACGTAACAAAAAATGCTGGAAATACTCCAGGACAGCATCTACAACAATTCTACAAAATGCAAAATGATCTTGCTGTACAAAAAGCCATGGCCCCAACTCCAGGAATGCTTGCCCAAGACAAGGCTGTTAAGGAAGCGGCAGCCAGAGCCGCTAAAGCAGCAGCAGACAAAAAAGCAAAAGATGCAGCGAACCTAAAGAACTTTGGTGGTAATGCAGCAGCAGCAAATGCATTTGGCAACTGGCCAATCAAGAGATCAATGGGTGGATTAATTCCTAAGTATTTCTCCCTTGGTGGTTTTGCTACTGCCCTTGGAAGTTTTGCTAAAGGAACAGATACAGTTCCAGCAATGTTAACTCCAGGAGAATTTATAATGAGCAAGTATGCTGTAGAAACCCACGGTATAAATACAATGAAGTCAATCAATAGTGGCCAGCCAACTGGCGGAGCAGTGTATAATAATACATATACATTAACTGTTAATGCAAAGACGGATGCAAATCCAAATGATATTGCTCAAGCAGTAATGTCAACTATTAAGAGGGTTGATGATAGAAGAATTAGGGGAGTGTCGTTAAATGGCCGATGAAGAAGAGATTGACCGCAGAGTAACATATATACAGGGTCGCAGAAAATATAACAGACCTAGCGGAATGCTGTGGTCTGAAAACTCTGGAACCCTTAAAGATGGTTTGTATGTTCCAAATGGTTATGAAGTTGGAGTAGATCCACTAAACGTTGAAGACCAGACACTGCTTGATCAATTTATTTTAACTACTGATGACAACAGGCAGCCACTTGAGTTCTCAGAAGAAAGAATTGAAAAGCGTGAAAGAATGATCAATGGTCGAATGAGATCATATCACATTGCAGATAAACTTACATTAAGCACAAGTTGGAACATGATACCATCTAGGTCTCACTCAGACATTCCAAACTTTGATGATGTTACTGGAATTTCACCACGAAAGGCCTACACATCTGATGGCGGAGCAGGCGGAGCAGATATGTTGGAGTGGTATGATTCTCATAAAGGATCTTTTTGGGTATTTCTTGCATACGATAGAAAAGGTATTTTTAAAGGAACACCAGAGCCTTACGATCACCTTGCACAATACAACCAACTCATAGAAATGTTTATTAGTGATTTTTCATACTCTGTTGAAAAAAGAGGAACTAATTTTGATTTCTGGAATGTCTCAATAAGTCTGGAAGAGGTATAATGTTTGAAGACAAAGACCTGCAAACATTTTTAGAGACTACATCGACGGTACGAAATAAGTCAATAATTACAGCAGAATGGAATATGAATATCCCAACCAATATAAAACATATTGGTAACTATAGATATAGGCCAACAGATTCTTCTTCTATATATTCATCCCTTCCTACAAGTTTTGACATTAATGATGATGGAAATTTTTATACAGGGGCAACTGATGCAGATGTTCTTGTAGATGGAACATTTGATAACAATGACATACCCACAACATTTTTAACAAAGAAAGAAAAATTAAAGACACTTTATTCTTTAGAAGAATGTTTTAATCAGTTTAGGCCGAGATCTGGAATAAATAAAGCAGTATTTTTTGAAAATGGAAAACTACACCACCCAAATCTATTTATGGCTGACAGACCAAGATACTACATGGCAGATAAAAATGATAAGTTTAAGTACTGGACTTCTTATAGAACGGAGTCTGGAAATGAATATGGTATTGCCTCTAAGGTTACTGGTTCTCAAAACTCTATAGAAGATGCGTGTCCTTTTGTTGTATATAAAGAACAAGTGCCAACTAACAGAGTTGTAATAAAAATGCAAACACACACTGGTACAGAAAATTTAGGACCATTTTCTTCTCCAACTGGCTCATTTGCAGATCCATTTTTTGGAGATTTGAATAAGAAGGTTCCTAGCAGATGGAAGATTCAATTTTTAAAAGATGGTAATTGGGAAAACATTATGTCTTTTGACGCATCAAAAACTAGATCAGATGGCACTCCAATTATAAAAAGCGATGGATATGTTGAAATTGCATACGGACTAATGGTGCCTGATGAATGGACTTCAAACTTTGTATTTGCGGAAATATATACAAGTATATCCTTACTGCCTGACAAGTCCGTAATTGGATACGCCTATCTTATAAAAGAAAATGAAAATGATTTAGGAAAGTTTCATATCTGGAATGGAGAAGATTATACAATCATATCACCAAAATATGGCTGGTATATTCAAGATGAAACAGTCAATAGACTAACTAACTTTGTAACAGATGCAACATCTCCAAGCGTATTCATAAAATCATTAGATGGTAAGAAGCAGTATAGAGAGTTTGAGTTTATATCTGGAGTTAGAATTGTTGTAGACACAATGAATACAAAGGACTCAACATTTGACCTTATAGAAATATCTCCAAGACTTGTTCTTAACATCTCTGATAAAACTCTTGACTATTCAATTAACAAAAGTGCTTCAGATCTTGGTATTACTGGTTTGCCAGTAGGACAGTTAATCGCTTCAAATGGAACTATTAATATTTTTGATCATGACCAGGCATTTAATGAAAATAACGCTTTCTCTTTTAATACTGGTAAGGGCAGCATTATATCAAAATACATTAATAGACATGCACAGTTAAAGTTTTACGAAGTCATTGTTGATGTTGATGGATGGGATTACTGGGTACCAATTAAGACATTGTACTCAGAATCATTTCCAAAACAAGACCTAATGGGAAAGACAGTATCTCTTTCTTTAAGAGACATGTACTGGTATCTAGAGTCAATCACTGCCCCACAAATATTAATGACAGAGGTTTCTGTTAGTTCAGCAGTGTCTCTTTTGTTAGACCATATTGGTTTTTCTAATTATACCTTTAAAAGAGTTGAAAATGAAAAAGAAATAATTATTCCATATTTCTTTGTTGGACCAGATAAAAGCGTTGCACAAGTTCTCCAAGACTTAGCAATATCAACACAGACAGCAATGTTTTTTGATGAGTATAACAATTTTGTAATGATGAGTAAAGACTACATTATGCCGACTAAAGAACAAAGACCTACAACGTTTGCCCTAAAGGGAACAAACGACTTGTTTGAAGATAGAGAAATTAAAAACAAGACTCTTGATAAGGCTAAGATTGCAAACATTATTTCTGTTTCTGCACAAGCAAACAATGTTTATAATGATGGAGTGATTAACTATACAACAAGACACATACAAAGATCTATCGGTACTACAAGACAGGCAAGCCTATTAGATGATGAAAGAATCTATATCTATAAGCCTGCACTATTGTGGGAAGTCTCTGGAACAGAGTTTACAAAGTCAATTAATAATGAAACTAATACACAGTCCGCATATTCCCTTAGTGCGATACCTTTAAACTCTAATCTTTCAGCAGATGTTCCAACTGTAAAAAATAATATAGTTATAAACAATACATTTAGTTTTGGTGAGGCTGTGTATAATATTGGTAGATATAACGGATACTTTTATTCACAAGGAGAGATTATAAGATATGATGCAGTTCAGTACAATATTACTGGATTTGGAAATGCTTGGATTACATCAAATGAAGAATATCAAAACTATTTTTCTAAATTGCCATTTAATGGAAAGATCTACCCCACTGGCTTAGTTAGAATATACTCTGAGCCAATCTACGAGGAAATATCTGGCATCGTAAAATTAAAAAATGGTCCAGTGGTAAAGCACGGAAGAGGACAGTTTGGAACTCAGATAGTTGCTCACTCTGCTGGCATATCTGAGTACTGGAAGTCTGATGAAAATGTTAAAGGATGCTACATGCTTTCAGAATTTTTATTTGATAAAAATGTAGAGTCGGCAGATATCCAAATAACAATTCCACCAGGTGCGACACAACAAGAAATAAACTTGCTCAAGGCTGCTGGTAAAATTACACCAGATGGATTTTCTTCGGATGCTTTGGCAAGAACATCTACTAGAACTGGATTAATTAAAAACTTTATGTCTACGGTAATGAGTGGTGAAATAACAACAAGCACACAGCCAAGACCAGGCTCTCTTCAGTCGTCAGCACTCTGTTTAAATGGTCCCAATTTTAAAACAACACAAAGACCAAAAAACTTTATATCATATGTGCATAAATCTTTACCAGATACAAAGTATAAGCATTTTGGAACAAGAGTAAGAATAATTGGTAAAATAGAAAACAGTAAAGACTCAGGACAAACTGCAAACGGGGCATTTAATTTTTACGTTGTAGATGGTTCAACACCAGACAAAAACATCAATGTTACAGGTGGGTCTGCTGGAATAGCAGTAATGCTAAATCCTTCTACCAATGTCGGTTACTATTTTGAAATTGCTGCCCTTGGCCTAGAAAATTTGTCAACAGAAGATAGAGAAACTGTTAGCAATGTCTTCTTTTACAAAATAAAATCTAATAATGGAATCGCTGTTCCAGTTCTTTTGTACGACGCTGTTGGAAAAATTACTGTAGATGATGGAAGATTTACTGGACAATCAAGAATGTTTGCAGAAGAAAATCCAACAGTATACGATCTTGCAGTTGAGTATGAGGATATCGGAAGCACGAGAAGATTCTATTTGTACATTAATGGAAAACTTATAAAGACAGTAGATGATACAGATCCTCTTCCAGTATACAACAGTCTTGCATTATTTGCTAGAGGTTCATCAAGAGCAATGTTTGAAAATGTGTATGCTCTGTCAAACAATTATTCTCAAAATACATCATTTGCCTTAGACACTCCAGTTAATTCAGTTTTTGGCGACGACGAAGTAGACGTAAACGAATCATTTAAAAAGTACGCCATGAGTGGTTTAATCCAAAACACATATCTTTCTGGTATTGGTTCTTCAGAACCGCCAAAATATAAAATATATTTTGAAGAATTTGGAAGCATAATGAGAGAAGCAGCATCTTTTAATTTTAAATATGATAAGGCTTATCCAGCATTAACTGCAAAAATTTCTCCAACATTTAATAAGATGAAAGGCTATGTAATATCTGGATTTAGAGCAGGATCTTATGGAGCAGAGTTTTTAATTTTTAATGCAACAGACACAACGCTAAACCTAGATGAGACAGGTGGTAACTATTTAAGAATTCAGGGAGTTACCTTTACCCAGCAATCTAATAATAATCTAACAGTTGATGAGTATTTTAAAAAGAATAGCACAGAGTCAAACCCGCAGTTTGTTGCAGATAAATTAATTTCAAATCCTTTTAAATTTAAACAGGATTATCAAGATATAAAACTTAGCAGAATGACCTACGGCAAAAAAGATTTTTCACTAGATACTACATATATTCAATCACAAGATGAGGCATCAAATTTAATGAAATGGATAGTTGAAAAAACAACAAAGCCAAGAAGGTCTCTTGGTGTTAAGATATTTGCAATACCAACAATCCAACTTGGAGATATAGTAAGTTTAGATTATAAGGAAAATGATATAAGTATGGCCTCAAATCCAGAAAGTAGATTTGTTGTTTATAACATTGAGTTTGCAAGAAGTTCAGATGGCCCAGATATGACAGTATTTTTAAGTGAGGTAATCTAATGTCAAGCCCAATTTATGGATCAGGAGATGCCACTGCAGCACTTCCAACACCAAGAATAGAAATAGACAATACCTCTGTAAAAATTGCAACTCCAGACTTAATTCTTTTTGATGAAGAAAAAATGGAGGCTGACAACATGACAGATCTTGTGTTTGAAGATATAGGTGGCTATGAACTTGCCACTATCTCTAGACACGATTTAGTTAATGGGCAAAAGGTCATTTACGCACCAATTAAAAACTTAACAGATTTATACCTACAATACAATCCAAACAATGTTTTAAGACTACAATCTTCTGACTCATATTTTAAGTCTTTATCATTATCTATTTTTGATCGTCTTCCAGTTTGTGGAACAGGATATGACATAACTCCACCACCCCCACCAGAAAATAACCCAGGCTACATTGAAAGAGATAAGACTAAGTGGATAAAGACACCAAACTGTAAGGCCGTATATATTGACCCAATAACTGGAGACTTAGTTATTAATTTGATCAATATGAAAAAAAATGAGCAGGTCGAGGTTCAAGTTCTCACAGATGGAGAAGTTTTTAGTGATACAATATACAATGGGAGTAATTAATGATAACTAATATAGGTAAGAATCTTTTAGCCAAGTATCTTGTTGGCCAGACACAATCATATGCCTCTCACATTGCTGTGGGCTGTGGACCCAACCCAGTGCCTTCTGATGGGGACTTAGGAGACTACTCATTAAAAAAATCTTTAGACTTTGAGATGTTTCGTGTACCGATTATTTCTAGAGGATTCGTAAACGAAAACGGTATTGATAAGATAGTCTTAACAGCAGAACTACCAACAGAAGAAAGATATGAGATAACAGAGGTTGGCGTATTCTCTGCTGCATCAAATCCAGTTGCTGGATCTTTTGATAGTAGAAATATATTTTCCTTTGCAGACACAGACAACTGGCTTTATCAGCCTGTTGGATCTTCAGCCAGAGAAATTCCTATTGTCTATGGTCCATTAGATGATCGTGTAGTTAATATAATTAATGCAACTGCAGCAGGAGCAACCATAACATACACAACGGATGCGCCCCATGGTCTTACGGTTGGAACTAAAATATCGATATCTGGTATTTCCCCAGCAGTTTTTAACTTGTTAGATAAAAATATTCAAACAGTTCCAGAATCAAACAAGTTCACACTTGTTGCACCAAGCCCCATTACCTTACCATTTGTTTCACCAGGTGCTCTAGTTAATGATGTAGAAACAAATATTATTAGTCAAGCGTATCCAGTGTTTCAAACAAATGCAGATAATAAAATTTTTACTAATAAAACAAGGCTAGACAGAAATGAAAGATGTAGATTCTTAAACAATATTATTGCTATGGTTGGAAACAGTTCTACCCTCACAAGAAACTCACTAGGAGAAATAGAGGTTGGCTCTGGATCTAAATATATTAGACTTAATGAAACATCAGTAAACCTTACAAAAAATAGCCCACTAGATGAACTAAGATTTGCGTTTTCTATTGTCAATACAGTAGGTAATGCCGAGACTGTCCCAGACAATGTTAAAATACTTTTAGAGTTTTCTTATATTGGAACAAACTCTGTACAAGAGTATGCAAGGTTTGAAGTAGATATTGACAATGAATCATACACAGATGGAACAGCAGATCATTCATTTGATTTTTCTCAAAGCAGATATATTGTTGCAACAAAAACACTTAAGGATTTAAACAAGTCAGATAATTTTGATTGGAAAGAGGCTAGTGTAGTAAAAATATATTCATGTGTCACAGAGGCTGGATCTCCTTCAGATCTATTTTATGTTTGCCTAGATGGTGTAAGATTGGAAAACGTTACATCTACAAACTCTTTGTATGGATTAACTGGATACTCTGTAATTAAAAATGTAGAATCGAGACCAATTGTAAAGTCAGCAAACACAACAAACTATATTGAGTTTAGATTTGCTTTAGGTGTTTCATAATGCAAGCACAGCCAGATAAAGGAATTAAAAATGTTATTATTAAACAAGAATTGCTAGGCAAGGTATCATCAGGAAACTCTAGAATTGTTAGGTTTAGAATTGTTTCAGAAGATAAAAACAGAAAGTCTGCGTACTCAAAAATATTTATTACTAATTCAGATGCTGTTCTTGTTGCACCAGGAGACGTTAACGCTGTTGGAAATACTATATTTGTAAATTGGTCTACTGGACAAATATCAACTCAGACAACATATGATGTTTTTGCTGGATTTGATGGAGCAGTGCCATCATATGTTGGAACATCTGGATCACAGAATTACTCGTTTTTAAAAAATGGAACACAGAATGTAAGAGTAATAGTACAAATAGCATCAATAAATCGAACACTTGTAACTGATTTAACACTTTTTAAGAGTGTTAGAGTCTACGACTCTGGAATAAGGAATTTGCCAACCCCAACCCCATGAGTCTGGTATAATTGTAGTATGCCAATTTTACCTCTACCAGAGCGTGGTCAACCACTAGATGTAACCTATCTATATCAAATTGTTCAGTCTCTAAATGAACTTTATACTCAGTTGGGTGCTTCTAAAAAAGGATATACCGTAGTTGACACACCAAGTGCTGGCCCACAAACTGCAAAAACATCTGAGGCAGCAGTTATTGGAGGTTACGAACTAGTCTCTCCTACATCAACTCAAACAGCAGGAACCTCTCTGTCGTGGTTTCATGACTTTGAAAAAGAGTTTAAATATCCACCAATAGTAACCGCAACAGCATACAACAAAGCAATGAACGATGCTGGAAAAGATGTAACAGTAACAATAAATAGCATAACAACATCAAAGGTAGAAGGCACACTTAAGTTTAATGTGGGTGGAGAAATAACAATGGGCATTAATATTATAGCGCTTGGAATTCCTAACTCGTGATCAAATGTACAAAATGTAATGGAAGAATGCTAATAGATAGACAGTACACAGAAATAAACAATCTGGAATTATATTGCATTCTTTGTGGATCAAGAAAATTTTTTCATCCACCTAGTAATTCTCAGGAGGGCCGATGGCTACTAAAAAGGGAACAATTGAGAGCGAAAAGTACAATGAGTCACCTGTAATTACAGGTAACAAAAAGGTTTGGTTTCTAAACGGAGACCTGGTTAGAGTTCATCATTTAAACAGATCAAATGGAATAATGTCTGTTTATAATATTACAAAAGATCAAATAGAAAGTTGTTTGATTGGTGACTTTAAAAATAAAAGAGAACGAGCATATACAGTAGGTCAGACTGCTGATTTAGTTAATCGTCACAAAAAATATATGCCAGACCTCATGAAGCGTGGAGTTATTCCATTTCCAACTGGATCTCAAAAGGGCGGAGCAAGAGGTTTTCAAGTGCGATCATACTACTCTGAATCACAGGTAAGAGAGATTCGTGATATACTTGCTTCACACCATATTGGCAGACCAAGAAAAGATAAGTTAATTACAAATGATATTACGCCTAGCAAGCAAGAGTTGACACGCAGAATGGGCGATGGTATACTTACTTATAGAAGAACTGAAGATGGACGATTTGTTCCAATTTGGAACGAGTCTATTTAACGAAGGGTATAAAAATGTCAGACAGCAATTATGTAGTAACGAATGAACCAACAAAGGTATCTGTAACACTTGGATACACACTTAACCTAGGAAACTTTCAATCGCTAAGACTTGATCTTGGTGTTGTAGATTCTAAGCGTGATGGAGAAAATACTGATCAGGCTTTTGAGCGAGTCTATAAGTTTGTTGAAGATAAACTAACTGCAAAGATTTTGGAAGCCCAATCGGAGGCTGCTGAAGGATAATGGCAGAACGCAAAGACCGCATGGCTTTGCTTTCAAGATACAGCAAGTATCATACCGCAAGGTACGAATCAAAGCCATCCCTAAACCTTAATGTGGAGCAGTGGGCTTCAGATGCCCTTGTGGAGTCATACACACTGCCAGGATGCTACGATATACTTGAGTATTACTTTTCAGTTGCAGAGAATCCTTCTTGGAACTACTTTGCATACAACGCAGAAAAAATATTGCAGGCAAGAAAAGATAAAGTTAAAGATGATGAAGAGAGAGCAGAGCGTAGACGAATGGCAAAGGAGTGGTTAAGTGAATAATACAGAGGCAAAACTACTTACCGCTGTCTTAAAAGACAAACAGATCCATGTCCTACTTCAGGCAAATGTCGACAACCTTCTAAGAACTCACGGAGATATCTGGAACTTCGTAAGATTATATTTTGAAAACAACTCAGTCCTTCCTCCAGCAGAACTGGTTACTGAAAAGTTTAGAGACTTTGAGCCAGTAGCAGGTGTTGGTGCGACAAAGCATCACCTTGAAGAACTTCAGGGCGAGTATCTAACAGATAGCCTAAAAGACATTATTAGATCTGCAGCATCTGAGATTCAAAACAATAATGGAACTGGTGCACTTAACGAATTAATTACTAAGACTTCAGAATTAAAAAAGAACACTGCTGCAATTCGTGATATTGATGTTACAGATCTTGAGTCTGCTATTGCATACTTTGAAAATGTAAAGAAGCAGCAGGCACTTGGCCTGTCTGGAATCAAAACAGGATTGCCAGGGTTTGATAACTATCTACCATCTGGAATTATGCCAGGACAACTGGGTGTCTTTCTTGCTTATCCAGGAATTGGAAAGTCTTGGCTTGCACTTTACTTTGCAGTGCAGGCTTGGAAGCAGGGAAAGTCCCCAATGGTAATTTCTCTTGAAATGTCTGAGACCGAAGTTCGTAATCGTGTATTTACAATTATGGGTGAAGGACGTTGGTCACATCGTAAGATCAGTAATGGTGAGATTGAGATTGATATGCTAAAGGATTGGCATGCAAAGAATCTTGCAGGCAAGCCAGAGTTTCATATCATATCAAACGATCAAGGCGGAGAGATCAACCCTTCAGTTCTTCGTGGAAAGATTGATCAGTACAAGCCTGACTTTGTAATTGTTGACTATTTACAACTGATGGCTCCTAATCAGAAGTCAGATAATGAAACGGTACGAATGAAGAACCTTTCAAGAGAACTTAAACTGATGGCTATTGGTGAAGAGGTTCCTATCATTGCTATCTCATCTGCTACACCAGATGATGTTAACGACCTGTCTACAGTGCCTACACTGGGTCAAACAGCCTGGTCTAGACAGATTGCTTATGATGCTGATTGGGTTCTTGCTTTGGGCCGTGGAACAAATAGTGACATCATTGAGTGTGCATTTAGAAAGAACCGTAATGGGTTTATGGGAGACTTTTTGGTCCAGTGCGACTTTGACAAGGGATACTATAGATATAAAGACTTTGAAGATAAGTAGTTATAATGTGGTATGTCAGAAAACAAGGAGTACTTGCCACCAACCTTCTATCATCATAAGCCTATAAAAAGGTTTTATCTTGATGGGGTTATTCATGACGACTCCATGATTGGCAGACTAAAAATAGAATATATAAGACTTTTAGTATCAGAAATGAAACTAAGTGGATATGTGCCAAGACTTGATCTTGACCCAGATTTCACTATAAGGTATAATGATATAAAGAACTTTTTTGAATTTGAATTATCGATACAGGCAGTCTACGCAGGGAAGAGGAAAAGCGAATGGATAGCAGGAATAGACGGAACCAATCCAATCTTTATTCCGCAGAACAAGTCAAGCGAGTCCTTACAGGATCGGGTATAACAGTAGAGTCTGAACTTGATGCAGACTTCATGATCTTTTGTCCATTTCACAATAATCACAGAACCCCAGCAGGAGAAGTTCAAAAAGATAGCGGAATGTTTTTCTGTTTTTCTTGTCAAAAATCTGCAGACTTGATAGAACTAGTTATGCATACATCTGGTAGAACATACTTTGAGTCTGCAAGGTTTATAAAAAGCAAAGAAAAATTAACTAATCTGACTACAGAAATTGATAAGGTTCTTGTGAAAGAAGAAACCTATAAAACTTTTGATGAACTTATTATTAAAAGACTACACAACAATCTTGTCGCCTCAGAAAGAGCAAGAAACTATTTCACATATAGAAAAATTGAAAAGTCTTCTTGCATAAAATTCTCATTAGGGTATTCAGAAAAGCAAGATATGGTTACTGTTCCAGTTCATAGCCCAGATGGAATTCCTTTAGGATTTGTTGGTAGATCTATTGAGGGAAAAGATTTTAAGAATACTCCAGGACTTCCAAAAAGCAAAACACTTTTTAACTTGCACAGAGTTAAAAAATCTGATAGAGTATATGTAGTAGAATCTTCCTTTGATGCCATTAGGCTAGATCAGGTTGGATTGCCAGCAGTAGCAACCCTTGGCGCTAATGTGTCAAGCACACAAATAGAATTGCTTCAGAAGTATTTCAATAACATAATTGTTGTTGCTGATAATGATGAAGCGGGAGGAAACATGAAAGATAGAATAGTTGAAAAACTTTCTAGTCGTGTTTCCGTTATTAAACTAAACACTCAGTATAAAGATATTGGAGACATGCCAGACGAAGAACTTAGAAACCTAGAGTTCCAGTTTGACAAATCTATATCACTTATGCTAAACTAATATAACAACCAAAGGAGAATAATATGAGCGTAGTAAAGGGACTCAAGAACATCAATGCCCTGCTCGACAAGCCAAAGTATGAAAACGACGGGCCAAAGGTAAAGTGGCTAAAACTTGCAGACGGTCAATCAGTAAAGATCCGTTTCATTGAAGAACTCGATGAAGACTCTGCAAACTATAACGAAAAGCGTGGACTAGCACTTGTTGTTAAGGAGCACGTAAATCCAAAGGACTACAAGCGCAAGGCTGTAGATACAATGGAATCAGAAGGCCGTGACTGGGCAGAAGAAATGCACCGCAAGGATCCAAAGGCAGGATGGCGTGGCCGTCTTCGCTTTTATTGCAACGTACTAGTTGACGATGGAATCGAAGCACCATACGTTGCTATCTGGTCAATGGGTATCAGCAAGCAGTCATCATTTAATACAATTCGTGAGTATGCACTTGAAACAGGTAGCATCTCAAACGTAATGTGGAAGTTAAAGCGTAATGGTCAGGGAACTGAAACTAATTACACACTTATTCCATCAGCACCAGACAAGGAACCATTTGATTGGAAGGACATTGAGCCTTATCCTCTTGAGTCAGCACTTAAGAAGATTCCTTATGCCGAGCAAGAAGCATACTATTTGGGCTTTGATGGCCCATCTGTAACTTCATCTACCAACGCAGATTGGTAATATGAACTACGTAGGCTTACATGTCCACACCCATTTTAGTTTATTTGATGGGATTGCTACTCCAGAAGAATACGTGAACCGTGCAGTTGAGTTAGGGATGCCTGCAATAGCCATCACTGACCACGGTACTTTATCTGGGCATAGGGAACTGCACCGTATTGCAAAAGCAAAGGGCATTAAGCCAATTCTAGGTCTAGAAGGATACATGTGTGCAGACATATCTGATACACGAGATAAGTCTGAAAGAGAAGGTCAGCAAGATCTTGTCTATAATCACATTATCCTTCTAGCCAAGAATCAAATTGGTTTAGAAAACCTAAACAAGATTAGTGAACTATCTTGGACAGATGGTTTCTTTAAGAAGCCAAGATTTGATTTTAGTATATTAGAAAAGTATAAAGAGGGAATTATTGTTTCTTCTGCTTGTCCAAGTAGTGTACTGGTTAAGGCACTTGAAGAAGAAGAGTTCGCTCTTGCTAAGAAGTACATCTCTTGGTTTAAAGAGCGCTTTCAAGATGACTACTACATTGAGGTTATGCCTCACAATGAAGCACATATAAATAAGTATTTAATAGAACTAGCAGATGAGTTCGGAATTAAAGTTATTGTTACTCCAGACTGCCACCATGTTGATTCATCACAAAAAGAAATTCAAGAGTTTAAATTGCTCATGAACACACATGGTAAGTTTGTAAAAGATACAACATATGAAAAGTCAAAGAAAAAAGGCAACATGATGCAGCGCCTTGACTATCTTTATGGTGAAGATCGTCAAATGTCATTTAATAAGTTTGACATCCACCTTCTTTCATATGAAGAGATTAAGTCAGCCATGGAAGCGCAGGGTATTGATCGACCAGACATCTACTCAAACACACTCCTATTAGCAGAGACAGTAGGAGACTATGGAATTCAAGAAGGTTTAAACCTACTACCAGTACAGTACAAGAGTCCTGACAAGGAACTTGCAAAGGTTGCGTTAGAAGGTTTGGCTGAGCGAGGTTTGTCAGAAAACCAAGAATACCTTGACAGACTTGAAGAAGAGTTGCAGATTATTAAGGACAAGAAGTTTGCTCCGTACTTCCTTGTTGTGAGTAATATGATCAACTGGGCCAAGAAAGAAGAGATTATGGTTGGTCCTGGTCGTGGTTCCTCTGCTGGCTCTCTTGTTTGTTATGCACTAAAGATTACAGACATTGATCCTATTGAGCACAATCTTTTGTTCTTCCGTTTTATTAATCCAGAGCGTAACGACTTTCCAGATATCGATACAGATATTCAGGATACTCGTCGTGAAGAAGTAAAAGACTATCTTGTTAGACAGTATCGACATGTTGCATCTATCGCTACCTTCCTTGAGTTCACAGGCAAGGGAATTGTTAGAGATGTCTCAAGAGTTCTAAATATTCCTTTGTCAGATGTAAATAAAGTTTTGAAGACTGTAGATACATGGGATGATTTCTGTACTTCAAAATCAACATATGAATTTCGTGAGAAGTATCCAGAAGTAGAAGTATATGGAGAACAACTTCGTGGTCGTATTCGTGGTACAGGTATCCACGCAGCAGGTGTTGTAACTGCAAAGGAACCAATCTTTAGATACGCACCACTTGAAACAAGATCTTCTACTGGTTCTGATGAAAGAATTCCAGTAGTTGGTGTTGATATGGAAGAGGCTGAAAGAATTGGTTTAATTAAGATTGATGCTTTGGGTCTTAAGACTTTATCTGTTCTTAAGAACACAATTGATATTATTAAAGAGCGAGATGGAAAAAAGATTGATCTTCTTAAGATTAAGATGGACGATGCAAATGTTTATCAGATGCTATCAGATGGACACACAAAGGGTGTCTTCCAGTGTGAAGCAGCACCATATACAAACCTTCTTGTTAAGATGGGTGTCAAAAATCTAAATGAACTTGCAGCATCAAATGCTCTTGTTCGTCCAGGTGCAATGAATACTATTGGAAAGGACTATGTTGATCGTAAACATGGTCGTCAAAACATTTCTTATACTCATCAAGTACTAAAACAATTTACGGAGGACACCTATGGCTGTATTCTTTACCAGGAACAAGTTATGCAAGCATGCGTACACCTTGGCGGTATGTCCATGTCGGAAGCAGATAAAGTTAGAAAGATCATTGGCAAGAAGAAAGATGCTAAAGAGTTTGATCAGTTTAAAGAGAAGTTCGTAGAGGGTGCCTCTAAATTTATTTCTCCAAACCTTGCTCGTGATCTGTGGCATGACTTTGAGGCTCACGCAGGGTACTCATTTAACAAGTCTCACGCAGTAGCGTACTCAACACTATCCTATTGGACAGCATGGCTAAAATATTATTACCCACTTGAGTTTATGTACTCAGTGCTAAAGAACGAAAAGGATAAAGATGCGAGAACTGAATATCTTATTGAAGCAAAAAGAATGGGCATTAGCATTAAGTTACCTCACATTAACGATTCGGATATCGATTTTAAAATTGAGGGTAAAGGTATTAGGTTTGGACTCAGTGCTATCAAGTTCATATCTGACAAAATTGGTGAACGATACATATCAGCACGACCATTTGGTTCGTACAAAGAACTTGAAGAGTTTACATTTACCAAGGGCAACGGAGTAAACAGTCGTGCACTACAAGCACTAAGAGTAATCGGTGCTGCAACCTTTAATGATAATCCTAGAAATGATCAGGAGATTAAAGAGAATTTATATGAATACTTAAACCTACCAGAGTTTAATATTACAATACCTTCTCATTACTATGCATTCATTCAGGATATTGTTGACTTTGAAGAAAAGGGATCCTATATTTTTATGGGTATGGTAAAATCAATTAAGCGAGGAACAGGGTGGTCACGAGTTGAAATTTTGGACAAAACTGGCAGTGTCGGTATATTTGACGATGAAAATACAACTATTGAGACAGGTCGCTCTTATCTGGTCTTGTGTAATGATAACAGGATTGTTTCTTTCATACCTTCTGATGAGATAAAAGAATCATCACATGCTCTTGTAAAGTTCTTAAGTTACAAGCAGTTGCCATATAAGGATAATGAAATGTTTGTTGTATCTTTTAAGCCAAGAATAACAAAGACTGGAAAGAAGATGGCATCTCTTACACTTGCAGATACAAGCAGAGACCTTCATTCTATTACAGTTTTTCCTACAGCGTTTGCAAAAGCATATATGAGTATTGAAGAGGGAAAATCTTATA